TAATCATCTTCTTTGTTTTTGATAGAGTTCTACTTTGAATCTGTCTCGGTTTGTTTTGTACCGAAGGGAGAGCACCCAGTCGGTTTTTGCACGATCCCAACGCCATTTGCATTTATCTTCGCTTAGGTTGACGTTGAAAACGGGGTCACTTTTTAGTTTGCCGTTTTCGTCTATTACCTGCGGATAATAGAAGGTGCTCTTTACGTATGCGTTTAAATACGTGTCGTAAATACTAACTTCTGCATAGTCGTCTAAAGCATCGTACTTACCGAACGAAAGTTGTTCTGTTTTCATTGTTTTTCGTTTGTTACAGCCGGGCGATATTGCCCTATACGTCAAAGAACTTATGACAAAGATACGAAATAAATTTCAATAAACCAAATTTATTTTAGTTTGGTTTCCTTACCCGATAGCGTAAGAGCCGAAGTTCGGGTTCGTTTGGTTGAAGGTAATGGCGTACCTCATCGCGTCGATAGCGTGATTGAATGAGTCGACGGGTTCATTGAGTTGCTTCCCGTTCTTGTCCTCCTTCCATTTGTAGTTGCGTAGCTCCTTAATGACGTTCACACTCCGAGCCGTGACAAGAAGCGGTCTCGAATGGAGGAACTGGATTCCATTTTTAACCGAATCTTTTCCCTTTCTTGCTCCGTGAGTATTGAATCCGTGAGCGTGTATCTCGTCGATGCTCTTTGGTTCAGCGCTGTCACAGATGATAACATCCGATCGAGAGACTCCACTATCTCGGAGGACTTTCGATATATCCGAATTAGTAAGTCTTGTTGCGTAGCAGAGTTCATCGACGGCGAACCCGTGGCCGTCGGTGTAGACTCGGACGATGGCGGTCGGGTCTGCGGTGTACCCGAAGTCGAGCCCGAGGTTGAGGAGTTTGTATTCATTTGGTATTTGGTCTATTTCTTTCCAATGGGTGAAGACGGTTGCTTGTGATGCTCCTCGTTCTCCGAGTCCGTAGACCCTCCAGAAGTTTTCGTCTGCTTCTTTGAATCGCTCAATCTCCATGACCACACTTTCAGGGAGGAAGGGGTTGTCTTTGTACGTGGTCTGAAAGAACGCCGCGTCTTCTCTTGGGATAACTTCGTCATAAATCCAATGAAATTCGTCTGAGGGGTTGTAGTCAATTAATACTCTCCCGGTAGTTCGGAGGAGGAGTTGCCGCCAATCTTCGAGGTTTATCTCGTTGGCTTCGTTGATGAATAGAACGTCTCGCTTTCGTCCTCTTACCTTCTGCGGTTGGTCGATGCTGATGAACTCGACCATATTCCCCCAGAGTTGATACGTCGCGTCGCTCTTGTTGTGGAGGTCGGGGTTGTATATGTCTTCCCGGTTGAGTATCTCGAAGAAGTCCCGCATCGCGGTGGCTCGAAGTGCGGGGAAGGTCTTCCGGCAAATGGTAACCACGAGACCGCTGTTCTTGTGGCAAAGCTCTATGAGTGCCGTAAGGATGGAGTAAGTCTTTCCGGATCGTGTTCCTCCTTGGTGGACTTGAATCTTTGCCTTGCATTCTTTGACGTGGTAATATGTCGCGGGGAGTTTACTCATCCAACCACGAGAGCGGCTTCTTCTCTGTTACCTCTATCTCTTGCCGTTCGATATATCCGCGCTTCTTGCCTTTGGTCTTCAGGAAGAAGATAGTCGCGGCGGGGTTGCCTTCCTTTACGAGCTTGTAGAGGTGGCTCTCTGCGAAGTCGAGAACGCCGTCTTGAATGGAGTCGACCGCTTTCTTGTATTCGGGGTCTGCCTTCATCCAAGCGTAATGAGTCGAGCGGTCAATCCCAACCATCTTCGCGGCTGTTGATACGATACCCAAAGACTTCTCGAGAGCTTCGAGCATCAAGCCTTTTTTGGTGTTGGATGTGTTGATTTTTACTGCTTCCATTTTTTTAAAATATGAAGGGGGTCATCACCAACCCCCCCCCTCTTTTCAATAAGGCTTATCTATATACAAAGAACGTTTGGTGATTTATAGATTTTCTTTAGTTGCTTTCTTACCTGTGAAGTCCTCCCATCGCTTAACGATGACATCGCAATACTTCGGATCAAGTTCCATCCCGTAACATTTGCGCCTTGTCTTCTCTGCTCCAATTAGCGTAGATCCAGAACCGAGAAAAGGTTCAACAACAACTTCTCCGTATGGGCAACTGCTATTCATCACACGTTCCATCATCTCGACGGGTTTGGGTGTTGCGTGTCCGTGTCGTTCTTCTCCGTGTACTCTTGAGAACTCCCAAACATCTCGCATAACGTCGTGACCGTTATTAAAAAAACTCCGCATCGCGGAATGTTTCTCGCCAATGATACCCCGAATCTTTCCTCGTAACCCATCCCATTCACGTTTAAGTTCCGACCAAGGTTTGGTGAAAGCGTCGGTGTGTTCTTGAAGTTTGAGGTAATGCTTCTCTCCGATAAGTTGAAACTGCGATTCGGTAAACCAGTGCGAGAACATTTGCACCCCGGTTAACTCTTGCACTTGCTTTTTATCAAGTCCCGACTTTTCAAGTTCTGTTTGTTGATACGTCAAAAGTCCTCTATGCTCTTCGGGGAAATCTTCTGCGTTTAAATTTCCGATGAACTGTTGCCCAATTTGAATATACAAACAACGCTCCGATGCTTCCGGGTATTGGTGCATTAGGTCGGATTTCATTCCCGGTATCGCTTTCTTATCCCATACGATTTCGTTGCGAACTTCTATCTTCTCCGTTTCTGCAAGTCCTCCTTTGTACCAAAGCCTCCAAAGATCCGGAGCGTTTCCCCAAATATATGCTGAGGCGTTATCCTTTGAATGCTTGCGAAATGCATTCCACCAATCCATCTGGAACTTGTCGAGCTTTTCGCGGTACAGGTTATCGTTAAGCACCCCGTCTTTCTCTTTGCCCATTCCGTAAGGTGGGTCTGCGTGAATGAGTGTCGCCTTCTCTCCGTTCATTAGCTTATCAACGTCCTCCGCCTTGGTCGAGTCCCCACAAAGCAAACGATGCTCTCCCAAGATATACAAGTCTCCGAGCTTGGTCTTCGGCTCTTCCGGTGCTTCGGGTACTTCGTCGGGATCCGTGAGGCCTTCGGTCGGTTCTTCTTCGGGTTGCCATACATCGAGACCCCATTCTTCGAGTTGGGTTGCGTCCCATTCGTTTGCGAGGATATCCCAATCCCATTCTCCGAATCCTACGTTATCCTTTACGATAAATTCATTCGCCTTGCTCTCTTCCCATGAGGCTACGTAGACGGGTGCTTCTTTGAGTCCTGCGGCCTTGCAAGCCTTGAGGCGCATATTCCCACCGAGAACGATATTCTCTGGGTTTACGACTATGGGACGCGCTTCGAGCATCTCCGGGAATTCCTTGATGCTAGTTACTAGCTTTTGGAATTTGTCGTCTTTAATTATCCGAGGGTTGTTCGGGTTCTCCTGAAGCTCCGAGAGATTCATGAGCTTGAACGATGACGGCTTCGAGGGTGTGGAGGAATTCGGCATTATGTACGGCTAAGGTTAAGAGGAGGGTTGCGGGATCTTGTCCGACATGCAAGCGGACGACTTCGGCGTTCTCCGTTATGAGGAGGTAGTTCTTTGCGTGGAGGAGGGCTTTACGTGCATTTCTCATGGGTGCAATATACGGCCTTCGACGTCCATCGCAATCGTTTCGAGCCAGTCGCGATCGTAGTAATTCATATGGGGGAGCCTACGGTGTAGGACTTTCATCCCTCCGTAACTAACGGTTTCGAATTGTTCTTTGTGGGGTTGCTTCATGTATTCGCGAATATTCTTCGCTATCTCTTCCCGCTCTTCTTTGGTGTAGCTCATTCTTTTATCGTTTGCTGGTAGATTAATTCACAGGCGCGAATGCGCTCTTCGGGATCCTCGTAATCTCGTTTTGCTATAACGCAATTGACGCAACGATTCATGAAGAGGTAGCGGTTCTCGCTTTTATTTGGTTTCGGGAGGGGCATCTTTTAAAAGGGCTTTGAGTTGGTTAAACATCCGCCTATTACAACTCGAACAAGACGAAGGAGAGGTATTCGTTCCCGTGGCCTTGGAATAAATACGGGCGAGGTCTCCGTTGGTTGCTTTGTTGGGGTTGTCCAGGAGCTTGCGGATTTCTGCGAGGTCGCTTTCTTTTATCTCTGCTCCCCATTTTCCTAAAGGGCAAGAAGAGACTTTGAGGCGCGCTTTCGTGGGCATATGGCAACCGCACAATTTCGAGTCCGTAAAGGCTTCGGTTACGAGGGGGCCACAACTCCTCGTCTTCTCGACGAAGTGTTCGCAACCTTGACAGACCGCGAGGCGATCATTCCTTTTCTGAGCGGTGACGAAGAACATCTTTTAGGATTTTTCGTGTAACGTGTAGTGAGCGATAAAGGGTAGATTCTCCAATCCCAGACCGTCGAGATACGTCAGCCATATTCCACCCTTGCAAGTACAGAGAGAAGACGGTTCGGTCAAACCAGCTGAGGCGGTCGAGGAGCAACTGCATCTGTTCTCGTTGTATGGCTTTTGCCCAATCGTTTTCGCTTGCTTGTTCTTGCGGTTCATTATCTGTTACGTGATAGAGTTGTTTAAACTTGCCCCGTGTGGCTTCGTTGTACATGGCTTTAATAAAGTACCCCAGCGCGTTTTCGGGGAAGTCTTTATCTATGCACCTGAGATAGACGTGATGTACAAGGTCGGAAGGGTTCTCCGTCCATCGTCGCCCGATGGTTCGAAGTTTTAAATAGTTCCTCGTTAGGAAGTTATTCCAGTCCTTTTTGTGCCTTGAGTTCATTTACTTTCGCCCGGTATATTTTACAAAGATCCTCAAGCTCGTGAACGCTGAAGCGTTTCGTTTCGTTGCTCAGCCTCACGAGGCGATCCGCTGTGCCTTCTCCGTGTTCTTCGTCGAGGCGTTTCGCGAATTCGTACTGCGCTCCCCCTTCGAATCCGTTGCAGGCCTTACATTGGAATTGAACGTTCAACTCACAAAAGCGGGTAGGCATCTTTTGCCGTACCATAAAATGACCAGCGTCTGCGCTTTTGTAATGGCGCAAGCGTCCGCAAGTAAAGCACTCTCCCCACCCTTCATCGTTGACCGCACGAAGCCGGATAAATTGGGAGAATATCTTATCGAGCTTCGCTTTCGCCTTTGCTACTCCCATTCGATATCGTATAAAGTACCCAGCAGAACTCCCTCAAGAATTTCATCTGCGTCTTCTGGTGTCAATTCGCTGATATTTAAGGGTTGTATCTTTACCTTAACGTAAGCCCCGTAAGGCCATTTATCCTCGACAATTAAGTCCACGTCTTGAATTGTGCAGTCGATTGCATTGAAGTCGTAAGTAGTTTCAAATTCTCCATCAACGTAGATGCATTTCTTGCCTATGAGTTTTTTGAAATCATTCATCCTTATCGTTTTTACCGGGTATTAAAAAAGGGTTGTTCTTTAATCGATAGGCCAGCTTCGCCGCTTCTGCATCGTATTTGGGAACGTTGGTTGGTTGATCCGTGCCCCTCGTGATTTCTTTGTTCATGCGCTCAAGGATAGGGGCGCGTTCTTCTTCGTGCTTGATTAAGCACTCGCGGAACTCTTGAATTTTGAGCCGCTCATAGAATTTACCGTAATGCCCTTGTTTCATGCGGTCGCAAACTAACCTTAATTCCTCAAGTTTAAAAACCGGGAACACGTCGAAGATAGTTTCTGCACAGAGGGCGAAGTCTTCGAAGCCGTTGAGGGTCTTCTTCGCGTCTATAAATTCCACCGTCTTTTTTATCATCTGCACGACCTCCGATCGTGTTTGCTCTGGAAAGTATCTGAGCGCGGTTCGAATATTCGTGCCTTCTTTCCATGCGGTTTCGCTAGTCGTTTTAAATAGTCCCGTGCTTGAGATAGTTTTCAAGCTGGTCTCTACTTGGTGCTTTCGTTGTTGTAGTTCGTTGTTCATCGTTGTTTCGTTTGATCCAATTGCGGGCGGCCGCCTCCCAATTCTTCATCTTGGATTTGCCGACCATCCAGCCTTTGGATTCGTAAAAGTTATGAAATTTCTCTCCTTCGTCGGTACTGCTTCCTGCCTTTTCGAATTTATCCATGCATTCTTCAATACTTGGAGGGGAAAATCTGCTTCTCTTTAGTTGTTCTTTATTCTTCTCTATAGTTACATCTATAGTATGCGCAACTGTAGTTGCTTCTAGTTGCAACTGTGGTTGCTTCTTTTGCAACGATTGTTGCTTCTTTTGCAACTGTAGTTGCTTGTTCCTATCGTTGCTTGTTCCAATCGTTGCTTCTATGATAACCGTCATCTTTCTTTTGTGACCGTATCCTTCGCAAGCCAAGTAATGAGTCTCGCACAAATCCTTCCGCATTTTACGGATGTATTGAGGAGTGCAAACCAATGTCTCCGCGAGGTACTCGTCCCCGGCCCAGCAAGAACCGTCCTTGTGACTCAGGGAATGAATCTTAGCAAGGAGGATTCGTTGCATGGGTGAGAGGTCGGCGAGTTCCCATATCTCGAACGGGATCCATATACCTTTGTTTTCGTTGTTGTCCATCGGCTAAAAGTAAAAAAAAGGGGGTTATTCCACCCCCTCTCTTTCAAAAATCATTACTTCTTCCACGATCTCGGCGTAGGTAGCTCCGCACGTTTCGGATATCTCCGGTAGGTGCTTCAGCATATTTCTCCCGCCGTTATCGCACCAGTTCCGAACGGTGTTCGAGGTGACCCCGATAATTCGAGAGGCTTTTTCTACGGAATCGTAGTTCCGGATTAGGAATAATTTGATGTTATTCATAGCGTTCGTATTTGATAGCTCCCCACAAGAAGGAACGAGAAACCTTCACTCGCTTATTTAGAGGGGCCTTCCTTGCATTATCTCCGTCTTCGGTAGGGGTTACCCTATCTGGCGTGTTTTGGCTTTGTTTTTTGCACTCAAATGCGATTACGTTATGTACAAGTTGACGACTGCATTCGTACTTCTTCGCAATCGTTGACACTTTTGCCTTCGGATGCTTGCGCAGATATGCGCGAATTTTTGCGCTTTTGCTCATAGCTTCGAGATTAAAGTGTTTCGAATGCTTAACAAGAACTCAGCGGCTTCGAGAATCTTTTCAGGATCGCTCTCTTGCGTAATAGCGTGACCGATTGCCCAGCTTGCGTCGATACGCTTCTGGATGTCAGGGCTGTTCTTTTGGCCTCCTTGCCCGAAGCCCGGCTTCGTGAGCCGCATACGGTCGCCCCACTTAGACGGAGTGACTTCGAACTCTACTTCGTCGCCTACGCTCCATCGGTTTTCACTCTTTGCGGATACCTCTCCGCTTTCTCCGGATTCGAGTTGAACTTCGAATTTGTACATCAAGCCGTTTTGGCTATCATAGGTGCCATTCGGTTGAATGGTCTTGATTTTAGACTGTCCCATTTTTTTGGTTTTAGGGGTTGAAATTCTCTTTGTATGATCTCGCCCATTCCGTTTGATTGAAATTGGGGAGGTCGATAGGTCTTAAAAGGTTGGCGCGAAGTTGCAAAAATATTTCGCTCCAGCGTTCTTCGGTCGGCTCTCCTGACAAGATTTCGTCTTCGAGTCCTCCGTCGTCATCGCGTAGCGAAGAGTTTCTAAGGAGTTCGAGAGCGTCGGTTTTCATTTGCTCAAAGTCCGGGCTTTCACTATCGCCGTCTTGAATTGCTTCCATGCTTTGTCGAATTCTGCATCTTCATCGCGGAGGCTTTGCGCCCATTCGTTGAATGAAGAAGCGGGGTTAACGTTCACGCTACTTTGTACGCATACGGGCTTTGCCCATTGCTTTTCTTTTAAATTCTGCATTTATGTATCTGTTTAGGTTAATGATCGCGGAGTCAACTTCAAAGCGGAGGCGGTCGATATCCTCCCCTTTAAATTCTTCTTGTGCCCAGTCCCAATACTTCAGGACGTCTTCTTTTATCTCGTTCATTGCTTCAAGAGTTCTTCTTCGATTTCCTCCTCGATCCGCTTGAATTGGAAGTCTAAATAAGCGGGGTTCACTTCGGTTACGTCAATAACTGACTCGCCGCTTCTGAGCCATATTCGTTGAATTTCGAATGTCGAAGGGCTGGGAGGGGTGTCATATGTTCCCTCTTCTCCGTATTGGATTGAATACTCTACTTCGAGGTAGACGTTGCAATCGATTTGGATTTCGTGCTGTTCCATTTGTTTGTTGTTCATGTGGCTAAACTACAAATAAATTTTAGTTATCCAAAATTTTCTTTAGTTTTTATGCAAAAAAAGAGGGAAGCCGCGTTCGGCCTCCCCCTCATTGAACAACAAACGTAAACAGATAGATAACTATCAAGCGGGAAGATACGTCATTTCTGAGAGCTTCCGAAATAGTAATTCACGACTTGCCCCACGAGAGTTCCTTCAGCAAATCCGAGGATATGAAAAAAGATTTCTTTGTCTTCGACCCCTGACTTTGCCCATGCTACGAG